ATGAACGTTGTCATTCCCGCATTTATTACACTTGTGAAGCTACTGACCGCTATTATCGGGGCCGTTGCTGAGTTTATTTCCTTACTATTTGGAACATCGATTAGTAAATCTGCTAAGTCCGCAAAGAATCTGTATGAAGAACAGAATACTTTGGAGGGTGTTGGAAAGGCTGCGGAAGAAGCCGCTGGGTCTTTGGCTGGATTTGATGAAATCAATACTATTCAGACGGAAAACGCAGGTGGCACGGGTGGCGCCGGCGGTAGGGCATCTGCTGGTGAGATCGCGCCTGATTTTTCCTGGACCGATGGGATTACTGATAAATTGAAAGAGATCGCGGCCCTAATCCTCTTAATTGGTGCAGGCGTTGCTCTGTGGAAACTTAGCGGAATCCTTCCAGGGGTTTTAGGGACAATTGCAAAAATGCTTGGCGGAATACTGCTAACTGTTGGTGGACTCGTCCTTTTCTGGAGCGGGCTGATAGATGCATGGGAAAACGGTGTTGACTGGCTAAATCTTATTGAAATGATTGGTGGTCTTGCCGCTGCCGCATTTGGCTTATACACACTATTTGGGCCGATTGCTGCTGGGATTGCACTGGTAGTTGGAGGTCTTGCCATGTTAGTGGCGGGCTTCCGTGACGCAATTCAGAACGGATGGAATCTGGAAAACGTGCTTTTATCTGTATCCGGAATTTTGGCAGCGGGACTTGGCATTGCGCTAATAACAGGCTCTTGGATCCCGGCTTTAATTGCTGCAATTGCCGCACTACTGCTGGCCATTACTGTGGCCACTGGGCGTGGTGAAGAACTGCTTAACGGTGTCCGTAAAGTCATGGAGGGGTTTGTTAACTTCTTCACCGGGATTTTTTCTGGCGATATTGAGAAAGCCATCGGCGGAATTGAGAAGATGTTTGATGGCTTGAAAATGGCAATTTTCGCTGTGATAGACGGCGTGAAGGATAGCTTTTTGAGTTTCCTTACATGGCTGGATGAGAAAACTGGGGGCAGGCTTCACGGTATCATTGAGTTTGCAAAGGGTTTTATAACCGGGTTCTACGATACTGTGAAAAATACTCTAGGCGGTATCCTTGATGCGGCCAAGCAGATTTTCACTGGGGTTACTCAGTTTATATCCGGTGTGTTTACTAACGATTGAGACATGGCCTGGGAAGGTATAAAAAATATCTTTAAGGGCGTTTGGAATGGCGTTATATCAATTCTAGAGGGGGCTGTAAACTTAATTATTAAGGGCTTGAATTGGCTAATATCCCAAATGAACAAAATCCATTTTGATATCCCTAGTTGGGTGCCTGGTGTGGGCGGGAAAAGTATTGGGATTAATATTCCAAAAATTCCAGCGGCGAAAATCCCCCGTCTTGCTACTGGTGCAGTCATCCCACCTAACCGAGAATTTCTGGCTGTCCTGGGGAATCAACGATCCGGCACAAACATTGAGGCCCCATTGGCCATGATCAAACAGGCGTTGGTGGAGGCCATGCAGGAAATCGGAGGTGCAGGTGGAAATCAGCCCATACAGGTCAATATTATGCTGGATAAAAAGGTGCTGGCTCGGGCCATGGTGTCAGAGGTCAATGATATGACGCGGCAGGCGGGCAAGCCAGTTCTGTTGCTTTGAGGTGGCATATGAAGATATTGATAATCAACGGGCATGACTACTCCACTTACGTCGAGAGCGATGGCTATAACTGGAGTAGGGAAGACCTGGACAGTGAAAAGACAGTTCGGACTAAGAATGGGCGTCTGCGCTGGGTCAAAATCGGAACAAAGCGGAAGCTGTCATTTTCCATGATGGGCATGAGTAGAGATCTGCTGGCGCAGCTGGACGATGACCTGAGCAGGCCGACCCTCTCAGCCACCTATCTGGATTTACATGGACCACAGACCCGAACCTTCTATTGTTCCTCTTTTTCATCAAACTTGACCATGATTTTAGAGAGTGGTGTGGAACTGTGGACAGGTGCGTCTTTTAAGCCAATCGAGGTGTAGTATGGCGCAACAGACAAGTAATCTGTGGAAGACACTGTGGAGGATGAAAGAGACTGTGCTGGAACACAAATTCGACATTGCCGGGACGGTCTATGGCCCAGACGTGGAGGTCACACACAGCGTAGACAGCAGCCTCTATGAGAAGTTTGCCCGCATTATGGGTGTGGAAATGGATCTGCGCACTCAGTTGAACCAAACCTACACCATTGATTATCCTGCTAGCGATCCAGAGAGTGGAACTGGTGGCTATTATAGCATACGGCAGGAATTACAGTGGATTGCTGCCGCCCATTGCGGGAACTGGATTATCACAGGAGAGGGGAAGCTCTTTCTGGTTCCGTTGATGTCTATGCCAGAGGAAACCAGTTATCTAGTCACCGAGTACGGAGACGCAATCACATTGGGAGGTGTCAAGCTGCTTGTCTGATAAATTTTTTGTAGGCCTGGATTTGACCAGCGTTGAAAACAATGGGGAACAGCGGCCTATCTCCCGTGTGACGCTGCTGTTAGACGATGAGAACAGTATCACAGCCGGAGATGATACTGGCGCTGAACTGCTGACAGACTGTCCACATGCAACTCAGACGATGGTAAACGCCATTTTGGCCCATGTAAAAGGGCGCAAATACCGTATGTTCCGTGCGGATGATACGGCTCTTGACCCAAGCGCGGAGCTTGGCGATGGCGTGACCATCACCAATGCTGAGGGCAGCACCCTGCCAAGCCCCCAGCGTAATTGGCGGCACAGTGGTCGGATCCCGCATTTATTTTGGGGCTGGTGGGAATGTCGGTGGCCTGTTTGCAACATATGGCTTTGATGGCGTCAACAATACAGAGGTTGTTCAGCTTGGGTCATCTTACGGCCTTGTGATCTACGCCGGGTCAAATATCCGCATGGAGGGCAACTCCCTGTGGATTAACATAGACGCCAGCAATATCCGGGTAAAGCAAAATGGCGCATGGGTAACGTTGCCAAATGTGAGATGATAAAGGGGGGGCGATATGACAAAGATACAGAGCTTATTGACCCAGGCATGGGGGCTGCTTTCTCGGGTGCCTGTGAGCGGCGACAACGTTGAATTGATGGCGGCAGAGCGGGAATATTTGCGGCAGGCTTATCAAGTGGAAAATTATACGAAGAGCGGGGTGGAAGAAGGGCAGCGAGACCCAGAGGTAGTCTATCGCAGCACCAGGCCAGCGGATTGGATGGCCTTGCCATCCAATGAGGAGATCCAGGATGGGGAGATCTGGCTGCTGTTCCAGTGGCCCCATGGAACAAACGACAGCTGTACCTTATTGAGGACTTGGAGAGCGCATTGCGCAGGTAGGACAAAACCGGAAAGATGAGGTGATGGAGAATGTTTGTCCTGCGGGCGGACAAAAACAAGCTGGCGGTGCGGCAGCTGGAGCTGGTGACCAGCGGTTCAGTGAACGTCTACACCGTCCGTTTTGAGTTTTCGGAGGATTGGGCCGGGATGACCCGAACTGCGGTGTTCCGGGCGGGCGGGGAAGCGCGGTGCGTGCTGCTGGATGAGGCCAACACCTGCGCCATCCCCTGGGAGGTGCTGGGGGAGCCGAACCTCTTCTTATTTGCCGGGGTGTACGGCACTCAGGGTGGAGAAGTGGTCCTCCCCACCGTCTGGGCCAGCCTGGGCACCATCCTGGGAGGCGTGACAACTGGGGAGGTGGCCCAGACGCCCACGCCGGGTATCTATGAGCAGATCCTTGCAGCGGCGCAGAGCGCGGAGGAGACGGCACAGAGTGTGCGAGCGGACGCCAACGCCGGTGTGTTCAATGGCCCGGTTGGCCCACAGGGGGGGATGGGGCCTGAAGGCAAGCAAGGGCCTCCAGGCGCAAATGGGCTGGGAGCCTATGAACTGGCGGTGGCGGGGGGCTTGAGCGCTACCAAAGAGCAGTTCCAGGCGGCCCTGGGCAAGATGGTGTCTGCCTTTGGCGATTGGAGGACAGGACTGAGCGAGGCGGAGCAGATGGATCCGGAGACAGTCTATCAACGCACCAGGCCGGTGGACTGGATGGCATTGCCATCTAATGAGGAGATCCAGGATGGGGAGATCTGGCTGTTGTTTCAATGGCCCCATGGGACAACCCACACTTGCAAATTCAGCGCGCAGTCTGCCAGTGGCGTCACCGTGGAGGTGGGGCGGTATGCAGATGGCGGTTTTACGCCAAATGAGGCTTATACAGCTACATACGGCAAGAATGACACCGTTACACTGAGCTTGACCGGATCAGACTTTGGGGAGGCCACCAGCACTGGGGACGTACAAGCCATGGTACGATTCCGGGGGGAGCTGACCGGGTTTGCGATAAATTCCAATATGGCCAGTTGCGTGGATGGGGCAGTGAAGGCCCCGCGGCTCACCACCTTGAAATTTGACAACGGCTCAAACTTGCGGTACATCAACATAGTAGCCATGGGGGATCAGCCAATGTCGGTGAGCTTTAGCCACAACTACTATCTGCGGGCAATCCGGGGGCGGGGGGACTGGCTAAACACCATATCCAACGGAAGCTATATGTTCAGCGCCTGCTATGCCCTGACGGCTCTGCCCAACGCCACCTTTAGGGCGTTGGCCAATGGGAGCTATATGTTCCAGGGCTGCTATGCTTTGGCGGCGTTGCCGGAGGCCACCTTTGGGGCGTTGACCAACGGAACTTGTATGTTTTACGGGTGCTGTGCGCTCAAGGGACTGCCCGAGGCCACCTTTGGAGCGCTGATCACCGGTGGGGGAAGCAGTATTGCCTATGGTATGTTTGTCAACTGCTATGCGCTGACGGCTCTGCCCAACGCCACATTTGGAGCGTTGGCCAATGGGAGTTATATGTTTCAGCGATGCGGCTTTGGCCGGGCGGCGCTGGTGCAGATATTTGAGAGCCTGCCCGTGGTTACCAACGCACCTACTCTCACGGTGACTGGCAATCCGGGCGTGAGCGACCTAACGGATGCGGATAAGGCCATCGCCACCGGCAAGGGCTGGAGGCTGGTGCTGTGAGAGATGTATTACGCAAATAGGACAAAATGAGAAAGGAGTACATTAAGATGAGAAACAACAATGTGAAGAAGTGGTGGAAGGCCGCCGGAGTGCGTGCGGTGAAGACGGTGGCCCAGACGGCCATTGCAACCATCGGGGCCGCTGCGGTGCTGTCCGCCGTGGACTGGCCTGTGGTGGCATCGGCGTCA